GGCGACACCCGCTGTCCGCCGGCGCCGTTCTCGGTCTCCCATTTCGCCTTTTCCTCGGCGATGATCTTCGCCCGATACGCCGCCGGATCGGTGCCGATCTCCTCGTGCAATCTGGCCGTAGCGTTGTTGTCGATCATCCACTGATACGGGTGTGGCTTGGAATAAAGCTCGTTCCACAACCGCGGATCGGCCTGCGTGCGCCGCTGGAAATACTCGGTCTCGGCGTCGATCACCTCTTTGCCGTGCTTGTCGAGCGCCATCATTTCGCTGGTGTTCAGGCGTTCATTGAGGACCACTCCGCGCACGCGCCTGGTATATCCCTCGGGGTCGCGCGCCGGGTCAATCGGCTCCAACATCGCGGGCGGTGTGGCGGCTGGTGGCGGTTTGCGTGCTTCCTCAAGCTGCTTGAGGAGCATGGCCTTCTCGGCCTCGGCGGCGGACGCGCGCGATTTCCAGTCCTGCCTGCGCTGCCGCTCCTTTTCGTAGGCACTGCGGGGGACAATCGCCTCGTTCGGGTTTGGCTCACCAGGGTCCGCGTCGTCGTCCGGCTCCGGGGCGGCCTTATCGGCCTTGTCAGCCTTCACTGGTGCCGACTTCTCTGGCGCGGCCTCTGGCGCTGCCTTGGACTCTTGCGGCGCGGGCGTCTCGGTAGCCTCGGGCTGAGCGCCGCTGCTTAGGAAGGCGTCGAGTTGGGACGGTGTTTCAGACATCAGGCCGCTCCCCGCTCACAACGTCGCGAGCGTGTTTTATCGCGTAATCCACAAAGAACTCGGCCTCCCCTTTAAGGTAACGCACGCGGTCGTTCTCTAATTTCATGGCGTGCGCCGCGATGCCGAGATCCAGCAAGTAACGCACGGACTGGATCGCGGTCATTCTATCGGGCCAAGCGCGAGCCTTCAGTTCTTCAACGACTTCCCGTTGCCGCTTCGCCAACAACCGCTCGATGGCGGCTTCAACGGTGGCCTTTGGCTTCGCGCTCATGCTGTCCCCGGCTGTTCAGGCGGCGCCAGCGCGTTGTGGCGGGCGATCAGAATGTTGTTGACCCTCTCGACCGCCGATTGCCGCAGATCGCCCGCGCGTGCCTCGTCCGCCATGGCCTTGGCGTGCCTGCCCCTGATATCGGCGTCGTTCAGCGCGGCCTGAACCTCCGGTGGCACCACGGTTCCGGGATCGGACGGCGGGTCGGGCGGCGCCATCATTTCGTTGTGCATCCCGTGCGTCTCGGCGATGTGATGGATGCTCGCGTGCTTGCGTTCCGCCGCCAGCGCGTTGTCGGCCGCCGCCTTGGCCCGCGTCGCCGCGGTGTCGGCCTCGGCCTTGTCGGTCGCCATCTTTTCCATGACCTGCTGCTTTTGCGCCGCCGCCTGCTGATGCTCTTTCAACATCTCGAGCAACTCGTCCTTGTTCCGCAGGTTGCTGGCGGCGATCAGGATTTCCGGCGGGATCAGGCCCGGCTGCGTGCCGGCCAACTGGATGAGAACCTGGAACTGTTCCGCCTGAATGCTCGGAACGTCAATTCCTTCCTCGATCGTAATGTCGATGTCCATGTCGGTGATGTCGTTGTCGATCCGTATCACCTGTTGCAAGCGAGGATCGCCCGGCACGATCTGCATCTGTTGCATCGCCTGGGCGCGTTGCTGCTCCGGCATCGCCGCCAGTTCGTCCATCAATCGCACCGGCTGGTTGATGCCGACGTATTTCGTCGAGCCAAGATCGTCCGTCACATGCACGAAGCGTCCGGCCGTCCAATACTGACGCGCGGCCATCCACGCGACCTCGTAGACCGTCCTGCTCCACATCCGCAGCGTGTCGGCGATCGGCTCGTGGGTCGCGGCGCCACCCGCCTGTTGCGCGAGGATGGCCCGGCCCGACAACTCGCGCGGATCAGTGCCGCTCATCGCCGCGTTCGGCCCGGACGCCTGCATTTCCGCCGTCGCGTGTTCCAGCAATTTGAACTGGCCCTGAGCGAGTTCCCCGCCCTCCTGGATCTCAAATTTCATTCCGGGGTTGATGGAAATGTAACCGTCCGGCTTCGCCACCTCGCGCCGCGCCTTATCCTGATCCGCGACCGCGCCATCTTCCGCGATGACCTGCCGCACGCTCAGAAGGTGCAGCGCCTTGCTGCGTCGTTTATTGATTTCGTCTTGCACGGAAATCAGGTTGCGGACCATGCCGTAACGATTATTCTCACGATCGACGTGCGCGGACGCCATGATAAGGCCGGACGTTGAACGAGCCTTGCCGTTCAGAAATGGTGACTTCATCGGTTCGGCCAGGAAACCGACGCGGGTCAAGGTGGAGACCCACCATTCATTCTTCTCCTGCCAGTGCATCTGCACGATACGGACGCGCTCGCGCTTACTGTCGCACCAGACGATATCGTGCGGCCGGTCGGAGTAAGATCCGGTCTGTGTCGCGAACGTATCGGATATCAGGTCTTCCGCGTCGGGCCACGTTTCGTATGCCTGGTCGCGGTCCAGCCAGATCACGATGCCTTTGTAGCGCGCGTCGCTAAAGTCCAGGCGGCGCGAGTGCGGGTCCCAAAACAGGCGATCGAACGGCACCTGTGTGATCGTGATGTTCGCGCCACCCCGCCCGTCGTCCTCCAGCGCCAGATCGGCGCCGCCCGCGCCCTCGACCATCAGGCTTTCATAAACGTCCGAGCGGATCAGGGGAAAGTTGTTGTCGTCGGAGATGTAACGAAGCCCCTGCGTCGCGGCGTTGGCCTTGTCCTCGTCGGTTGGATTGCGCGCGAACGCTTTGGGATCGGTGCGCGACTTGCGTTCGAGGCCGCACATCAGCTCGACTTTATCAGCGATTTTGTTAATCGTGATCTCCGGCTGACCGCGAAGTTTCAGTGCTTCTTTTTCCGCTGAACTCCACTGGTAGCCGTCTTTGTAGTCGCGATCGCGTTGCGACATGCGCCGCCCGTCGGCGGTCGCCATCTCGCTGTCTTCGAACCACTGGACCTGTCGCGCGTGCAGGTCGTCCAGATCGCGCGGGTAACGATCGGACGCGATGCCGGGACCGCCTTTCGGGCGCGACGCCTCGGCGGCCTCTGGGTCGGTCGGTGGATCGGGGTAGAGGGACTGGCTCATACCAACCTCACCATGACGGCGCCCGCGTTGCGATACAGTGCGCCAATGGGAACACCAGCGCTCGCCGCCGCCGCGTCGTTGGCGGCATTGTCCAGCCGAACCGTGATGCGACCAGACGGACCGACGCTGAACCCATTTGATTTGAACGCATCCGCCGAGAACGTCACGGCCGAGAAATCAACGCCATGCGCCGCCGCGTAGGCGGGACCGCCCGCGAGCGCCGGGAGGGTGCCGATCAGCGTACCGGTGGCTTTCATCGGCCACCAACCCTCTGGGGAGCCGATGCAGTAACCAACATCCCATCCAGCAGATGTGCCTTGCGCGGTGATGCCGTAGGCCGCATCGGCGGCGCCCGACCCGGCCACGCGATCAGACGCCCAGGTGACGATCTTCATACCCTGCTTGTAGCCGACGCCGGTTCCCGCTTCCGCGCCGATGTCCAGTTCATACCCAACCAGGAAATTCCAGTAGAGGCCGCTGCCCGCCTTCAACAAAGCGCTGTCGTTTGACGCGAATAAATCGCCTCGGGCGTTGCCCGCCCCGGCCGTGCCGCCCGCCGAGAACGCCGCGTCGGCATAGAACGCCCCCGCGACGTAATACTGGCCGGGAGCGATCGACGTCGCGCCAGTCTGAGTTAAATGCGCGCCGAACGCCGTCCGCCCGCCTTTCGCCCCGGCGGCGACGCTGATTCCATAACGGATATTGCTGAGGCCGCCGCCTTGCGCGCCGGTCGCGTCCACATTGTCGATCATGGAGGTGACGATGGTCTGCGCGGTGGCGCCGTCAGTGATCGTGCCCGCCGTGTTGATGTTGGTGAGGAACGCGGTGCGCGAAACCGTCGCGTAGTTGTGATTGATGCCAATCCCGAACTGTCCGTTGCCCGGCGGCCAGAAGTTGGTGTCGCCTGAAACGGTCCCACCCGAGAGTGGTAAGAACGGACCACCAGCCACGGCGCTGGCGATCGCCGCGTTCAGGTCGTCGGCGAGCAGCGCATCACCAACACTCCACGGATACCCGGTCATGTCGTCACCTGTTGCATCTCGGCGTCGGGCAACGCGCGTGGCCATACCCCGGCCTGACGCAGCGCCACGCAGGCAGCCGTGGTCAACGACCAAGGGTCATTCCCCAGTGACAACCGGGTCGCGGTTGTCAGCGCCGCCGTTGTCATCGCGATTGAACCAACGGCACTACCGTTCGCCGCCATCGCCAGCCGCGTAGGAGTAAATCCAGAACATAGCTTGTTCAGACCGGCGCGTGACACGATCGAGCCCGCTGGCGCGTAAGCGGTGCCACCCCCGGTGGGGGCATACGTCATTCCAGCGTAGGGATTGCCGTCAACCGCCAAATACGCGGAATTACCGAATGTCCCATCACTAAATCCGCCACACCCGCCCGTGGTCAGAGGACCATAAAAACTCAATGCCAGCGTCCAGGCATTGGGATTAAACCAACTCACGTTCGTTGGGATGTAGCAAACATCCATCGCTCGCGTCGCCGTGGCGCCCGCTGTCGATATCCAACTTGTCGCGAAGCCCGCCTCGATCTGCGCGTTCGTCACCGATCCCGTCACCGTCAGCGTTAACGTCCCGGCTGTCGGCGTGAACGTCTGCGTCACGCGCTGCCCCGCGCCCGTGCCAACCAACGCGCCCGTGGCCGCGCCTGACTTGGTTACGGTGCCTGTGCCGTAAAACGACAGCGTGTAAGCCTGCGCCGTGACGGCGACTGATTGCGTTGATAGCGTCGCGCTGTTCAGCAGTAGGTTCGTCCGCGCCTCCTCGATCAACACCCCGCGTAACGATCCGCCCGCGTAATCCCATCGCGGTTGATTGACCGCCGCCGTTTGGATCACGCCGCTCGCGTCGGTGTATGTCGCGGTCGAGGCGCGGGAGAACGTGACGCCGGGGGGCATGCTACCCGGAAACATGAAGTTGAGATCGAGCGTCGCCCCGGCCGGTCCGGCGTTCCGCACCCCGCCGAGGCACGCATCCACGGCTGGCGCGTTGATAACACATTGGCCGTAAGCCGCCGTTGGAATGGCAGCCCCGGCCAACAACAGAGAGCGCCTGCCGATCACTACCACTGACGCGCCGCGAACGCCTGGGCCGTGGTCGCGCCGATGATCGAATACGCCTGGCCGGACGCCGGGCTCATGCAGAGAAACTGCTGACCGGCCGGGATCAGGATCGACGGCGGTCCCGCGACCGCTGTCGCCGTCTCGGACACCCACAGGCTGCCCGCGCTCTGGTTCTGCACCACGCAGCCGTGGCGGCCGCTCCAGGCCGGGAGGACGACCTGGGCGGTGCCGCCGGCGGTGATGGTGCCGGAACGATCCTCGTAGGTCAGGGCGGGGGCCTGTGCGTGTGCTACCGAAGGCAGCAGCAGCGCGGTGAGGATTAGCAGGCGGATCATGTGCCGTCTCCCTCGATGACGTTTCGTATTGAGTTCTTACGCGCGGCGTCCATGGCGTCGGCGAGCAAATCGCGCAGCCAGTCGCGATCGATCTTGTAGCCAAGATCCTCGGCCGCGATCATCGCCGCGTCGGCCCACTTGTCGGGATCGGTGCCGACTTCGCGCTGGAACGCCGCGCCGCTGAGTGTGCGATAGTCGGTCATGGATGCCTCCAACTACGCCGGCCATGGACAATTTCCCGAAATTTGTCCGTGCCGTTCTTTATGAAGATATCGGTTCGGGAATTACCCCCGCACCGGCAAACCAGGTCTTCGACAAACCGCGCATGGTTTTCTTCCGGTATCAGCACGAACCATTGACGCTCGCACTTGAGGCATCCCAGTAAAATAACCCGAGGGTCATCGACAACCACATCATCGTTGTCGCCGTCGCTCACGTCACCCTCCAGTCGCGTAACTCTTCCGCGTCCCGGTTGAACGCCGCGTCCCAACTGTCGCGGGGCTTCTGTCGTTCCATGTCGCGGACAAATGGACGACTCATACAAGCGTAACGAATTTCGTCAGCGCAGTGATCTTCGCTGTCGCTGTCTACATCTTCCGCGCGGTTCGCGTCGTGTTGCAACGTCGGCAACGTGCGAATGGCGTGAATAGCGGTTGAGAAGAACGTGATCATCGGCTTGCCGTCCGCATCGCCGACCAATCTCGAGCGCAACTGATCCCAACCACCCATCGCGCCACGTTGCGGCACGCGTTTGTTGTCAGCGGGACGGAACACCACGCGCGCCGCCTGCGTCATGCGCGCGGCGATCGACGGGCCGCCATCCTCGGCGAAGATCGCGGGATCGGCGACGCCGACCATCATGCCGCTGGCGGGCTTTCGGTCGTCGCGCTCGCGGTCACGTATCCCCTCGGCCACCTGCTCGGCGGTCATACGCAAGCCCACGTTCGGCTCACCCGGCTTCATGCCATACCATTCGCGATAACAGACGAGGCAGCCGCGGGCGATGTCCGGGATCGAGCCATCCGATACCGCCCACCAATGGCAGGCAAAGGGGCGCGCCGAGCCCCAGTCGAACGAACGAAACCGCGCCCAGTGATCGGGCAGCGTGCGCGGCGCCATGATGTGACGGACAGCGGAAAACTCGGGAAAGAACGCGCCGGCGATGACGTTCCAGTCGCCCTCCAGCCACGCGCGCACCAGTTCCGGCGAACCGACGAGATGCAGCCGGTTGATGTAGGTTGGATCGTTCGCGAGCAGGATGCGGTTGTCCTGAATGCGGGACGGTATGTATATGTAACGATGTTCCGCGCCGTTGGGGAGTTTGCGGACCAGCGGCGTCATGCCACGCGGCGCCGGATCGATGTAGCGGTGCTTGATCCATTGCTGCCCTACGCCGCCTGGGTTGGCGGTGAGGATCAACTGAACCGGCACGCCGCCCTTTGATCGCAGCGCGCCAAAAAGCATGTCGATCGGCTTCGGGTCGGCGAAGTTGCCCGCTTCCTCGACCGCGCAATCGGTGTTCTTGTTTACGAGGCCGGTATCTGATATGTAATGATTTGCCTGATCAATACAGAGGTCCGTTACCCATGCGTCGCCAATTACACGACATTCCATCGTTCCATAAGTCACAGCCTCAACCAGATTCCGCGCCTCGCCGGTATAAGGATGCACCCACGACCGTGATAAAGTGGGGTTACGTGTTTGAATGGTGCCCAACGCACCCGCGAGCGCATTTCGGCTCAATCCAACAGCATCGCCTTGTGATGGAATGTCATATTGGGCGTTTCTTGAATAACGGCGAGGTAGTCCATCACAAGAACCATGACCGCACAGACAATCGACTGGATAACCTTGAGTTATTGACGCGCGAGCAACACGGAGAGCGCCATCCAGCACAGAAACGGCACGATCCCGCCATCGTTGAAGCTGTCCGCCGAGCCGCTGAAGACCGAACCATCCCATTCGCGTCGCTTGGAATATCCCCCGCGACATTGCGGCGCATTCGGAGCCAATACGGGATCGAATGGAACCGGCGCCTGGACGGGAGCGTGCCGCTGACCGAGCAGTCGGTTCGTGAAGCACTACAGGGACGCACGACGATGCAGGCTGCCCATGCTCTCGGGTGCTCACCCTCGAACTTGTATGCCCATTTCGGCCACCTTCTGAGTAAGCGAACCAAGCCGGGAACGCTGGACCCTCATTGCGCGGACGTTCTCCACATGCTGCGTCACGAGCGTCGGCCTCAGTCTGAAGTGGCCGCGAAGTATGGCGTTTCAGAAACCTGCGTGATGAAGTCGGTTCAACGCTGGATGAGAAACCCCGAAGGTCTCGATCTTCCGCCGAAGCAACTTCGGGCGATATTCCAGCGGTGGTCAAGACAGGATGCCAAACCGGGTGCACCTGCTCGCCCATCAACTCGCCACTGGAGTTCCAAACCCGGGCCGAAACGCAAGGTGCCAGGTAAGGCTGGGTCGTCGCGTGAACCACACGCGGCCCTTCCAGCGTCATAACCATATCGCCGGGCGCTATCGCCTCGATCGGGCGGCGCGAACCATCCGCCATGACGATGCGCGTCCCGACCGCCACGCAAAGGTTTTGTCCCTGGTATTTCGATGCGTCAACGACATTCTCGAGCGGACGGAAGCGCACACGGCCACCACCGGGCATACGAAACTGGCGCGGCTGCTCACGCCACTCAGCGCCAAGCGGGATGTATATTTCCTTTGCGCGCTCGATGAGATCGTCGGCCTGCGGCATCTCGTGCCTAAAGAAAACGCCATTGAAGCCGACGCCGTAACGTTGCGCTTTTACCGCCCACTTACCGAGCACGCCATCGGTCTTGCCGCCACCACGCGCGCCACCGAACAGGATTTCCATGTATGGGCAGGTAACGAGCTTGTGTTGCTGGCCTGGTTGCGGCGCCCATACGACGCGAGCGGGAGCGGTTGTGCCATCAAGTGGCATCGGGCGTCTCGACGTTCGCTTCCGTCCATTCCTCGATGGTCAGCGGCGCCTCGGACAGCACGCGGTGGATGTTGAGGTCGCCCGCGATGTTGTGGTCCACGCGCTCGCCGTAATTCTTTGGATCTAGCTTCGCCGCCAGCCATCGATCAGCATCGAAACGAACGCGCGCCGCGCTGGCGTCCTCCGCTGTCGCCTTTCGGCCTGAAATAACCGCGCGTTCAGCGCAAGCCTGCGCCTGCAATTCCCTCGCGCGCGCATACATTTCACGAAACTCCGGATGCGCTCCGAGCCATCTGTGAATAGTGCCGAATGGCGGCATTCCGGGTTCTTTTACTATTTCGATTCCGAGTTCACCCGCGCCAAGTCGATCACAGAAGCGTTGCGCGAGTTCTGGCGTGTAGAGGCTTGGCCGACCGCCGGGCATCTCATTCCTGATACAAAGCTGTGGATAACCCGCTACCACGCTCTACCGCTCCACGCAATGCTCCACGCCAGTCCTACCGCTCCACGCGCTGCTCCACGGAGTGGATCGGCCCCAATGCGCGCGGTGTTACGCTAATCCGGCGTTTTGGTAATTTGGGGCCATTAAACGCGCGGATGGTTCGTTCCCGTGATGATCGGGGGTTTTCTTGTACACAAATGGGCCCAAAACCCCTCATTTCTGTACAACTCGCCCATCGGCCACCTGATCATACGGTCGTTTGCGGATGACTTATGGGTTTGTAAATTCGGCCGTCAGAACCCAGCGGTATCCCTTCACGATTTGCCGCACTCGGCGCGGCGTCATGCCGAACTGGGTGGCTATGTCGTTGATGTCGATGCCTTCGTCAGCATTCCGAATGATGGCCTTCATTTGATCGTATCTGGCGTTTTCCGCGTGCTCACGGGCGGCCTGGACGGCTTTGTGTTGTGCCAGCATGAGGATTTGTCGCACCCGTTCGCGCTCCGCGACTGGCTTCTTGGCGGCGGTGAGACGCTTGAGCGCCACGCGGTATGCGGCCAGCGCTTCGGCGTATTCCTGGTCCTCGTCTGCCTCGCTCATCTGGCTGGCCTGGGAGGGCCGCAAGCGGCTTTTGTGTCCTGAGTGGCTGTTGGATACCCGGATGCGTCCGGAACGGCCCCAGCGGGCCTCACAGGCGGCCTGTGAGGATGAGTATCAGCAGCACCAGGACGATGATGCCTCCGATGCCGAGTCCGTAGCCGTAATGGGGATACGCCGAATAGTAGCCGCCGGAGTATCCCCAGCCGCCTCCGATGATCACGACGATCAGCAGGATTATCAGGATCGTGGTGAGGCTCATGTTGGTCGCTCCATGGGTTCGGTGCTCTCTGTCATCGTGGCTCGCTCTCTGCCCTCGGTTCTCTCCCGCCAATTGGCTCGCTCACGGGAATCGGTGCTCTCCGGCTAGTAGGCTCGCTCACGCGATACGGCACTCTCGAAAGACTCGGCTCGCTCGACGAGTTTGGTGCTCTCCGGTGTCGTGGCTCGCTCAAACTTTGCGGTGCTCTCATGAGCTTCGGCTCGCTCTCCCAACACGGCGCTCTCGTCAGGCGTGGCTCGCTCCGAGGTCACGGCACTCTCTGCGAAATCGGCTCGCTCTCGCTTCCTGGTGCTCTCGCTGCTTTTGGCTCGCTCCTTCATATCGGTTCTCTCAGCTACGTCGGCTCGCTTCGGAGGTTCGGTGCTCTCCCAAGAGGCGGCTCGCTCATGGAAATCGGTTCTCTCGGTTGATTCGGCTCGCTCGCGCTCATCGGTTACTCTCCGTCACGGCGGCTCGCTCTCTCTCCCTGGCACTCTCCGGCTACACGGCTCGCTCCAACTAGACGGCGCTCTCATTGCCCGCGGCTCGCTCTAATGCCTCGGTTCTCTCGTTTTCGTTGGCCGTCACACCATGGGCCAGTTCGGCGGGCCGATGTAGTGGGCGTGGCCGCCGTGGCTGATGATGTACGGTTTCGGTGGCGGTTCGCCGTAGTGGGTTTCGTAGGCGACGTGGTGAAACCCGCTTAGGAACATCTTCACGGCGTAGCGTTCGGCGCGGAGGTGGATTCGGGCGGGCGGCAGGCGTCCGGCTTCGTAGTGGCCGCGAGCGGCGGTGTCCGCGCCGAAGCGTTTGGCGGCGAGCGCGGCTTTTGCCTGCTCGGCGAAGTCTCCTGCCTCGTTCTTGGCGATCTCCTGCTCTTTGCGGGCTTTGTAGACCTTGCCGTAGAAGTCGTTTTCGTTGTTGGAGACTTTGACGAACGACTCACCGATGAGCCAGCACAGGCGTTTCAGCGCGCCGTTCCAGGGTCGTTTGGTGCCTTTGTCCCATTTCACGGTCGGGTCGAGGCCGGCGAAGCGCCAGATGTGACCGACTGTTGGGGCTTTGGTGATGTCGATGTGTGCGAGCAGTCCGGCGGCGATGATGGGTCCGATGCCGACGATGGAGCGTGCCCAGATGCCGGGGACCTTGCTGGCGGAGTAGGCATCGAGGGCGCGGGCGACCTGCTTTTCCAGGGTTTCGCGCTGTCCCATCAGCCACGACATCACGTCGTGCGGTTCGTTGCCTTTGGCGAGGGTTCGTTCCTGGTGCCCGGCGCGGATGCGGTCGCGTTGCATGGCGTAGTAGGCGTCGACCAGGAACCGCGCCTCATCGTCGCTGAGGGTGCGCGCGGCTTCTCGGAGGTCTCGTGTCAGGCGGGTGATGGGATCGAGGATCAGGCCGGGCGCGTCGTTCATGGGGTTTCCTCCGGTTGGTCTGTGACTGGCTCCAGATCCTCGGCGCGCAGCCAGGTGGTGCGGTCGCCGGGCCATTCGACGCGGAGCCACTCCTCGAATTTGAAGGTGCCGAGGATGGCCTTGCCGTGGCTGGTGCCGAGGTCGGGGAAGCGTTGGCGCGCGGCGAATGTTAGTCGGACTTTCATTGCATTTATCAATTATGTGACGGTGTGACGGATGTGACGGGTTCTGTGTTTCCCCTGTTCGCCTGCGTGCGCGTAGTATAATTAATGTATGTGACGCATTTCCGCGCGCCCCCACGCCCGTGTGCGCAGACACACGTGTGAAATGCGAAACCCGTCACATCCGTCACACGCTGCGCCGCACCATAGAATAATCCAATGGAATCAATACCTGTCATGTGCGGGTTCTGTCCTGGGTGGATCGTAGTGCAGCCGGATTCCCATGATTGGCATCCCGTTGCGTGTATGTTTGCCGCTTGCGAAGCCGTGCCTTTCCAGCACGCGGGTGAACGCTTTATTTGACCCCGGCTTCTCGCCGGCCTGGATGGCCCATGCCGTCCATGACTTGAACAACACCGCGCTCAGGCCCTCGCAGTGGCGACCCGTCTCGCAGCAGTCCTTAATCCACAGCGCCGTCATGTCTTCGCTGTCGAAGTATTCTTCGGTCGCCTGTGTCACGACGGGAGGCGGCGCCAACCGCACGTGACGCCAGTCGGCGCAGCCTTCGAGCATCCACGCCAGGATGCCGTCAGCCTCTTCCCATAGCTTTTCAGACAAGGCTGGATCGCGCTCGCTCGCGGGGATCGTGACGGTGAACGGTGTCAGGTTGAGCCGGGCGCGGATCGCGGCATCGACCGACTTCAGGCCGGGCTTGTGGTTACCGGCTATGGCGAGTTTGAACTGCGGCATGAACGTGAACGGATCTTGCCGCATGTGATTCGCCGTTATCGGGTCGCCACCCGTGACGCTCTTGATGCGCGCCTCGGCCCACGGGATGCCTTCCTCTGTCTCCTGGCTGACGACCAGCCGCGCGCCTTGCAGGCGGGCCAGGACGGTGAGGTGCTTGCCGTGTCCATCAGCCGTGAACGTGTCCGGGGATGCGGTCATGGCATAGTCGCCCATGATCCGCGTTATCGTGTTGAGGAACACGCCTTTGCCGTTGCGGCCGGTGCCGTAGAGGAACCACATGGCGTGCTCGCGGGTCAGACCGGTCAACCAATACCCGGCGGCGCGCTTCAGGTAGGCTTCGAGCAGCGGATCGTTGCCGGTCACGCGATCGAGGAACAGGCGCCATTGCGGGCAGCCTTCGACGCTACCGGGCGCGATGGCGGTGCATTTCGTCATGAGGTGCGCCGGGTCGTGCGGCCCCATCTCGCCGGTTTCCAGGTTCACGACGCCGCCGGGTGTGTTGAGCAGCCACGGGTTGGCGTCCCAGTTATCCGCCGAGAGGGCGTGGCGGCGATCGGAGCGGACCAACTTCTCTATGGCGGCGACCGTGGCGGCCGAGGCGAGTTTGGCGCGGAGCCTTTCATCCGGCGCCTCCGGCCCGATCGCGCGGATGGTCTTGCGGATCAGATCATAGACCCGGAGCGTGTTATCGCGCCGCCAGACCCGGCCGTCCCAGATCATCCAGCGGTTCCAGTCGGCCACGTATTTGAGAGCGCGTCCGAACTCGGCGCTGAAGCGCAGACCGATGGCATCGTCCGTGCAATGCGGCGGGATGACGAGCACATCGGCGTCTTTGCCGTTGACGTACTGGACGGGCACGACCTCGGCGGGGGGCTTTTTGGCCTTGCGCCGGGACTTCGGTTTTGGGTCGAAGAAGTTCGAGGGAGGTTCGTCAACCATCATCGATGAACTCCCTGATGCGCTGTCGCATCGCATCGCGGGACGGCTCGCGCAACAGGGACTGGACCAAGGCGGCGACATCCGCGGCGCGGCACGCCTCATCGAGCAAGGTCGTACTGAGCCATTCGCGCAGGTCGTCGTGGACCTGATCGGGGAGGTATCCCGCGCCGCGGCGGTGAGCGAGGCTCATCAACTCGGCCATGGCCTCGCCAAAGGACAGGCGATCATCGGCCAGTTCGCCAGCGAGACGGGTAATCTCCAACGCCAGCACCGGCATGACGAGGCGCCGGAAGTCGGCAGCGAAGCGGCTGCGGACGTTCTTCTCGATACGCTCAACGATGGGTCCGATCGGCTTCACCCCGCGCTCCCCTTCACCCGGCGCATGTATCGGTCGAGTTCGATCCACCCCGGTTCTCCAGGCAGGCGCAGCCATTCGGGGATCGTCTCGAACGGCAGCGGCGGGCCGAGATCGGTCCAGTCGTGGAACTCGATGATGATGCGCGGCGGCGGCGGCTCGCGCGGCCGTCCTGGGATGCCGGTCACGCCGGCACTGGCTGGCGGAAGGGATCTTCTGACGCATCCGCGAACACACCCGCATCAGGCGCGCTGGTGTCATTGGTGGTGCACTTGATTGCATTCTGAATGATGTCGTCCAGCCGCTCCTTGTGTGCGCCGCGTGCCCGGTCCTGCGCCGCCTGGACGGAGGGCCGAGCCAGGATCTCGTCAACCGCGTCGCCGCCCTCGGTGATGGCGTGGGCCAGTTCAATTCCCAGCGCGTCGATATACTCGTCCGGCGTCTGCTTAGGCTTCGGCGCGTGCGAATCCGTTTGTTCGTGGGATGTTTCGCGAACGGGCGCGGCGGCTGGTGCCGCGTGCTCGATCGTCGGGCCGGCGAAGGTGTCGCGGTGAGGCTGCTGGTCGAACTCCTCCGGCGAATAGACGCCGAGCATGACCTCGGGGGCGTGGCGGCGAGCCCAGGCGCGGGTGCCGAAATAGACCAGTTGTTGGTCCGGCTGCTTCGTCCAGAGCGCGTTTGTCGTCTTCGCTTCCTTCAGCGTGACCGTCATTTCCCGCGGCTCGGTCTCGCCGAGCATGGTGCCGCGCACGGTGACGGCGCGCGTGTCGTTGACGCCGCTGAAGTCATAGGCCAGCCGGCCTTCGAGCACGCCGGGAGCCGTGTTGACGGCGGCGGCGACTAGCTTGCCCTCGAGCATCATCTTGCCTTGGATGACTGAGGTGCATTGGGCGACAGCGAACGGCGACATCCGAAACCGCATGGCCAGCTCGACCACCATCAGGCAGTCGCCGGGCGACTTTTGCAGGTGCGCCGGGACAAGGCGGCTGGTGGACATCATTTCCGCGAGGCGGATCGCGGCGGTCATGTCCGTGGGGATCAGGCCGGAGCCGCCGCCGGTGGCGGGAACGATCGCGTTCATTATCTGGTCCTCAATGAAATGGTTGGGAGAGAATTACTCAGCACGGCGCCGGGAACTTCGCCGCCGCTCTTGAGCACGGACGCGATCGTTTGGCGGTCGATCTTCCGCACCAACTCGACGTAGAGATCGGGGATTTCGTCTTCGTTGGTGATCTGGACGGACGGTTGTCCGGCGCGGATGGATGCGGTCAGGTCGGGGAGTTCCAGCTTCGAGCGCCCGAGGGCGTCCATGACGGCGAACGCGGTGGAGCGGAACGCCTCATTGCGGCGCTGGTAACGCTCCTTCCGCGCCCGCATGTCCTCGATCAGCCCGGCGGATGCCTCGGCCATCGCTTTGGCGTCGCGGGCCGCACGCAGAAGCCGCGCCAGCACGTCCTCCACGTCGTCGGACTCAGCGCCCAGCAACTCATCGAGCGCGGCCTGATCGTGTTCGAGGGCGCTGTCCTCGGATAGCAGGCGGGCGCGGGCGGCGGACCAGACGGACATCGCCTGCTCCACGCGGTAGCCGCTTGGCGGTGGGCGGGTGATTTCGTTCATGTGGTTACGCTCCTGTTGACTGTGTAACTTGAACATGTGTAAGGTGTTCATATTGAATGTCAACAAAGGAATGGCTAGATTCCCATGAATGAGGCGGAAAATGAGCGAATCCCAAACCGAATCGGTCCTGGAAATCCCGAGGGAGCCCCTGGAGAAGCGGCTGCAACTGGTCGTGTCCGAGGGTTTTCTGAAGCGCCTGAATGCATGGCGGTCGAAGAAGCCGGACCTACCGAACCAGTCGCGGGCGATCCGCGAGGAGATGGAACGGATCTTCCGAGAGGGTCGGTAGACCTCTGCTACGTCTACGTGATGGCGTCGGATGTCGGCATTGTGAAGATCGGCATATCTTCCAATCCTAAATGGCGGCTGTCCTCTCTTAAAAGCACGGACCCTCGTATGAACCGTCTGGCTGGCGCTTATGGCGTGCCGCGCGATAAGGCCATCGAGATAGAAAAACTCGCTCATAAGCGGTTTTCCCTGGTTTCGATCGGCAGAGAGATGTTCCGACTAAGCGAGAAGACGGCTGTCGCCATGATCGAGAGCATCCTCGCTGAGCAAGGAATATCCGCGCGTCCGTTTAAACATACTCCATGGCCAAAAAAACAACGTGATCCGGACTTGATCATACAGTCAGTCACTCTGCGTATGACCCTGGAAGAGCTAAATGCTGCAAAGCAATGCGCCCACCAGGACTGTCGGACGTTTACTGGATGGATCATCCATTTGATGGCGCGCGAAGTAAGAGACAGCGCGAATCGGTCCCGCGAGCCCGTCACCGCCGGGTCCCGGTAGGTCACGGCCGGCGCATAATCACGCGCATATTTCGGGATCGTTTCCCGGACTGCCGACCGCGTAACGAACGGGTCCGGGCGGCGCTGCTTCATGGCGCGACGATCATGGCCGCCAGTTTGGCTCCACGAGCCGCCCTGGCTTGCTTCCAGGCAAAGCCGTCGCGTTGCCTACCTTTTTGGTTTCTGTCCCTGGCGTTGTCGCCCGTTGTGCCGAGCCATAAATGAAACGGATTACAGCACGGGGGATTATCGCATTTGTGTAATATCACCGGGCTTTCCGGCGTCACGACAGGGATGGTCGGAAGCAGTATCCCGTGATGAAGTTCGTAGGCTAAACGGTGTGCCCCACACCGGAACATCCGAAATATACCGTATCGTTGCCGCGTGCGTGCGCCCCGCCACTCCCAGCATTCATCCTGGCCCTTCGCGTCTACAAAGGACCAGAATGATGCCGATAGAACCGGGCCAAGTTGGGTGGCTCTACTATTCGCGGGCCTCTCTGTTATTTTCCGCTGAATAGCCGCGCGGCGATCCCGTTCTCTGCCAGGGTCTTTCCAATAGCTAATCCGTCCAGCGATCTTATAACAAAGCTTGCATTCAGAACGCGGAATACCCCTGCGATGATCTAAGAAGAATGCAGTGAGCGGCTTTGCTTCCTTGCATTTTCCGCAAGTTTTCAGTGTGTCTTCTATCATCGGGGTGCGTCCCATAACTTCAACCGATGCGCCTGCGCCACGGTGATGGAGCCGGATGCCGGGCGGCGCGCGGGGCGTTTCTTGCGAACTGGCAGCCGCTCGTTCTGCTCGGCGATGCGTTGGTGGATCTGTCCGAATGTCGCCCGCAACGGAATGCCGACGTCGCGGCACGCCTGCTCCACGTCCTCGGGGCATCGCGCCAATGCCCAGCAATGACCGTTGGCCATGACCTGATCGCGGAATAGCTTCTGCGCCTCGGATGGTTGTGTCCCGGCCTTGATTTCGAGCCAGAGCGTCGCACCTAGATACGCTATCAAAACATCAGCGATTCCCGGCTTCACGCCCCTCGCCTTTCGCAACGCGCCTTGCTGCGCTGAGCCAGCCGAACCAATGTCTATTGACGTGAAATACGCAGTCGGTGGCAGGGCTTTTGACAGATAGACGACGATGCTTCTCTGCAACGACCACTCGCGCTGGACGTTGGGGGGGCGCGCGGCGGTCATGCCGCCCTCGCCTGTCGATACGTGTGCCAGACGACCGCGCGACATTCAGAGCACCAACTGCTGCCCAGTGGCGTTTGCTTCGAGCAGTATTCGTGGCTGGGCGTCGCCCCGTTGGCCCAGAGCGGGAATGCGCATTTGCCGTTGCCCAGAACGAGCGGCACGGGCACAGGCGGCGGCACGGGCCACGGCGCCAGCGCGCTCGCCAGCGGCGGCAGCGTCACGGTGGGCGGCGGAACATTGACCGGGCGCGGTGCCTTGGGTTCCAGCGCCGCCTTCTCGGCTTTACGTTTGGCCTCCTGCCTCTCGT